GAGTGCCACAGCCGAGAGAGCCGTCGTCACAAGATTGTCGAAGCCGTTCGCAGTCGAGGCTCCAGAGGTCGTCGTGTGCGAGTTGGAGCACAGCGCCACCGCCTCCGAGTTGCTGTAGAAGGTCGTATCCACAGCGAAGGCGTTGTTGAATGGCGCTGCCCCGTGCTTCTCACGGGTCCTCGCCGCTGATGCAGCAAGGGCTCTCGGCCTCTGATCGATCACGTTGTACTGGTCGTCGTCAAAGAGCTTCCGCTCGACCTGGATCCCGTTGGTGAACTCCAGATAGGTCGCCGTCGTGTCGTAGCCCTGATTCTGCGAGTGGTATCCGACCATGCCACTAAACTGATCGAAGTCCGGTAGCGTGCCGACCTCGCTCCACATCATGTTGTTCCGGCCATTCGACGGGACGTCGGTATAGAGCTCTGGGATCATCGATTGGAGCTGCTTATACTCCTCATCGAAGATCCTCTGGAATCTCGGGTCCAGAAGGTCTCCAAAGTTCTCACTGATGTGCGGTACAGCCATCATAGCCTCCTATCCACCCGATCACTACGCGATCGAGCACGAGCCAAACAGATGATTATTGGCGATGAGATGGTAGTAGCTCTTGTTTCTACCATCATCACTGATGTCTCGCATCTCAAGATCGACGGTCGCGAAGTCGTCCATGTCCGTGACCGCCGTCTGAGCAATGACCTGGGTGAGATCGGTCGTCAGGTCGTAGCACTCCCAGTTGGTGAGCTCGACCGAGCACGGAAAGCCGTGAATGGCGATATACTCGTCCGTCGTCAGAATGCCGTTCGTGAAGTTGATCGATAGGCTCCCCGCCGTATCGTCACAGCGCCGGAATTGACCGACATTGCTTCCCGAGTAGCCCCAAACTGCACCATTGTCAAAGGTCGTCGCCCCGGTGATCGTCGCCCCGGTGGTATCAGCCGCCGTGGCAGACGTGAGCGCCAGTGCCGTATTGGAGGAGGTACCGTTATTCATGCGAGCACGAAGCACAGCATCAGGATTGATGATCACCGAGACCATCAAGTCATCCGAGTCTGTGACGCCAGTCGCAGCAACCGTCCCAGACGTATCGAGCAGTAAACCCACCTGACTGCCCTGATTAACGGCAGTAGAAGCCGCCATCGGCTCAACACTTGCCAAGTCCGTCGCGGCGTCGACCGCACCGAGCAGAGGGATTCCGGCAGTCGACATCGTCGTCCCCGCCATGTACCTCTTGATGACAGGGGCACCACCGGAAAGGATGTATGCAAGCTCCATCTCATAGCTCCTATAGCGGGGTCCAAACCTGACCAGCCCACGTCTGGCCGCCAGGCTCCCCGAGAAAAGATTCGTGGATATACAGCTTGGTCTGATGATTCATGTACTCGCGACAGCCGTCGCAGCGACCGACGACATGCGAGAAGCGCATATCCTTGTAGTAGTTGGCTCTCTTGTGATTGAAGTGAGGCTGACAGCGCCAGCAAAGAATGATGGCCTTCCGGCGCTCAACCAGATCGAGCACGTAGGTGCCGGCAGGCTTACCAATCTGGCGACCGGGATGCTCGTGAAGCTTTGGAATCCGCCCATTCGGGTTCCAAATCTGCTTGCGTGCGAGCTTCAAGCGAAACGCTTCTCCCCTCTTCTTCCAGAGCCCAGAAGGCTTGATCGTGCTGGGGAGAATGATCTGCGTCACGATGGCCTCGGAGCGTACTCGAGTTCCTTCTTGAGCTTGGGGTCATCCCAGCCCGTGAAGTGCCTCTTCTCGATCATCTTCTCGTAGTGGGCCTTCAAGCGCGGCGAGATCTTGGGCCCCTTCTCGGGCTCACCGACCTCGCCCGCGGGCGTGCCCGTCTCCTGATGGGACTCGGCACGGGGCTTGGTCGTCTCCTTGATCCGATCCACGGGCCCGAAGCAGGAGCGGAGTGCCGCAAGCTCGGTCGCCATGCCTTCCGCATGGCCGAGATTCCGCAAGTAGTCGTACTCCTTGGCGAGCCTCGCACGCTCTCGGGACCCCTCCTTCATGATCGCCGGGATCCTCTCCTTGTAGGAGTCGATCTCGCTACTGAGCTTCGCCTCGATCTGCGCTCTCCCCTGCTGCTCGGTCGCCTTCCTCTCGATCCGGCTCTCGAGCTCCTTCCGCGAGCACGTTCACCTGCTCGGACTTCTGACCTTCCTGACTCTCGGATCCAGTCTCTGAGGCTTCCTCGGACGGCATACAGGTCCTCTATCTTGCAGCAAAAAAGGCGCCTCACGCCTGTGAGACGCCCTAATCGCACTGCTGTGCTTACTGGGCTTCCTAGCCTATGTCTTACCTAGATCATCTGTCTTGTCAAGTCCCGGCTCGTAGAAGGTACGGCTTCCACGGACTCCCCATCCACGATCACCATCGATTTGCACCGCCTACAGCGGACCTCCAGATACTCCTCAACGCTCCTGCGATACCTGAGAAGAAAGCGCCCGCAGGAGGGGCAGCGAAGCTCAATCGGACGTGTAAGTACGCAATATGTCTCGCGCTTTTTCACCCTTCTCCCTCAGGCTGGTGGGAAGCTCCAAGACCCGCTCGAGCGTCTCTGCGATCGTCCTGAGGCGGATCGCGTCCATGCGGAGGCTCTGCACCTCGTCACTGCTCACCACGGCAGCCGAGCAAACCCGCTCCTCGATCTGCCGCAGCCGGTCCCGACAGTAGTTGATCTCGGTCTGGAGGATCTGGAGGAAGGCATTCCAGTGGGAGTCCTCGGTCAAGAGCTTGGCCGCAACCTCGGCCTGCTGAGCCAGCCGAAGCTCGCCGAGCCGCTCATCGAGCCGGCCCCTTAGCTGCTTCCTCTGACCCTCATTCCACGTCTCGTAGGAGTAGCTCACGGCGCAAGCCCCCTGCTGGTAGGCAGATCCTCTGGAAGAAGCTCACCCTCACCGACCATGGTGGGCTCCTGCGGGCCCGGCGGCACCGGCTGCCGGCCCTGGCCGCCGGGGCCCAGCGGGCCCCCAACCCGTCCCGCGGCCTGCGCCTGCGCGGCAAGCTGCCGCTCGCTTGCCGCAGCCTGACCGATCTGGCTCAGATAGGACCTCAGATTGGGTATCACATCCTGCGGCAAGAGCCCCACCTTATCGCCCTGGACGAAGGTGATGAGCTTCTGGAAGTGCTGCTCAGCACCCTCCGCAGGCAGCCAATCGAACTCCGTTGCCCCGTAGCTGATCTGCACGATGGCCTCCTCGGCCGTCAACCTCGGCTTCATCGCAACCGGAGAGGGCGCCTCGAGATAGCGCGCCGGCTTCTGGCCCACGGCTTGGCCGTAGTCCGTGAAGAGCCTGTAGATCGTCTCGGGCGTCGAGATCCCCATCTGGATCGCGATATCGCTCACGTAGACCCCGATCAGGGTCTCGAGCGACGCTTGGAGTGCAGCCTTGCTGGCATTCAGCACGTTGGCATCGAAGTCGAAGCGGAACCGGCCCGAGATCTGGCCGGCGCTCTCCACCACCCGGTAGGGATCCTGGTCCGGCAGTACGGGGCCCAGCACGCGAAATATCTTCCGGTCGGGCAGAAATCGCTGGTTGAGCTCATGCATCTGCCGGATGATCTCCGTCACTCCCATGAAGAAGCGCCGCAAGATCCGCTCTGGCCGCGCCTCGCCCTGCGAGAGAATCGTCTGGATGCCGCCCACCGTGCGGAGTGCCGAGGACTTCCCGGCCGGGACGCGCCCAAGCTGGAGGTCGCCGATCACGTTGAGCCTCTCCTCCATCTGCGTGATCAGCGCCATCAGGTTGATGGCCCATGCCTGGGTGCTATTCGAGAGGTCTGGGAAGACGATATCGTTTCTCGGATCGTTGACCGGGATGCCGTCTCCAGGCCAGGGTCGGAATCGCTCCGGGTTGATTCCCGAGACAGGGCGGTAGAAGAAGAAGGGCGAGTTGGCGAGTGCGCCCGAGTCGACCATCAGGTCGGTGATCACCTTCTTGAAGTCTTGGAGCGGCTCCATCAGCTCGATCAGACCGATCCCCTCCCGCATGTCCTTCACGGGCAGGAAGGTCGCCTCCGCAAAGGGCCTCCGCGGCGGCGTGAAGGGATAGACCTCCGTCAGCCGCTTAGCCCGCAGCAGGAGCTTCGGCTCGAGAAGCACCCACCAGATCATGTCCTCGGCGATCCCGTCGCCGTCCTGGTCGTAGAGATCGAAGCAGACGAGCCGCGTGAATCTCTGATGCTTCTTTTCCTTCTCCTGCTTGATCTCGTCCTTCCCGTGGATGATCGTCTTCTGCCGCTGCTCCTCCTGGTCCTGCTTGTCCTCGCTCTGCTGCTCCAGCGCCTTCACGTCGTCCGTGCCGATGAGATCGTAGTAGCCTGACTTCTGAAGCCTCGCGATCTCGTCAGTCGTCGGCTTGTCCCACAGGATCACATGCGGCGCACCGCCCGGATTGCTCGGGCTCGGGATCTGGAGGTTGTGGACGCCCGGCGGATAGACCACTTGATTGTAGCTCTTGACGAAGATCCTGGGCCCGTTGAAGACCTCGACACTTTGCTTCGTCACCATTTCCAGCTCGTCGGGCGTCGTGAAGAAGGAGATCTCGACCTCTTTGCCCTCCTCATTCTCGATCGTCCAGTCCCAGCCATCCTCGTCCTCACGAGGCGGATAGATCTTCGACGACGGAAACTCCTGCCGAATCAGCGTCTCGAAATAGTCCACCGGCAACTCGTCTTCCGGTATCGGCTCAAAAGTCCTCCGACCCTCCACCTCGCGATGCTCCTCGATCCACGGGACATAGGCCGTGAAGACTCCTTCCTTCACGTACTGGTCGATTAGCTCTTCGATCGTCCGCTCGCCATTCTGCTCGACGAAGAGCTGGAAGTCATGGAGATCGTCGATGAGCTGCTGCTTCTCCTCGTCGCTCTTGTGGATCGCACGCGAGACAGCAACCGGCCGATTCGACATCACCGCGTTGTGGAGCGTATCCTCCGTGCGGAGCACCGCAGAGGTGATATCCGGCAGGGCCTGATTGCTTGAGCCGGGATAAGGCTCGCTATCCGCCGACGTCCACTGACGAAACTTGGCATAGCGCTGGAGCCTGCGGTCGAGATCCGTGCTCCGCGCGTCGTTGTCAGCGCGGTAGAAGTCAATCACCCGGTTGGCAATCGAAAGACGCTTGCTCTTCCGCATCGCACGCCGCTGGCGCGTCCTGCGAACACTCGTCGGCTGCGGAGCAGTCGGTGCCGCCATGGCTTCTCCTTTGCTAGCGAGGCCGCCCCTTCCTCTTCGGTTGGACCTCGGCTTCTTCAGCCTGCCTGAGCAGCTTTCGCATGTGTGGGTTGATCGGCCTGTAAGGCTTCTTGTTGGTCTTCTTGCCTTCCGGATTCTTCTTGCCTGCCGGCTTCTTCTTGCGCTTGCGAATGAGTACCATCATCGTCTCCTCTTCTTGCTGCGGCGCTTCGCGACACGAAGCTTCCCCTTCCTGGCTGAGTGCCGCAGACCAGCCGTCCTGTGAGCCTCCGCCTTGGACGGGCTGTGGCTAGTGAACGCCTTGCCATCTTTGTAGACATCGATCTTGTTACCTCGCCTCACGAATCTCGTATAGGGCATCGCTACCTCCTCACGAATACGCTCCGGTACTCGAATGGGCGCTTGCTCTCCTCCCGCCTCTGGCCCCGGTGGCACATGTACTGGGTCGCGAGAAAGGACTGCCTGAAGCTCGGGTCCTGATTCAGCAGGTACTTCCAGAGCGTGGGGTGGTCGTCATTCTTGGTCTTCGGCTTCTGCTTCTGGTCCTTGTCGAGCGACTGCTTGTACTCGTCCCAGATGTAGCGTTTGATCTGCTGGATCGTCGTCGTACAGCCAACATCGATGTGGACTCTCGGCGCATGCGTCCTCGCATCGGGCTTGAGGTACTCGTTGAAGCGCTCACGTCCCACATCGGAGTCGTCGGCAAGATCGCAGTGAAGACCCACCGCATCGAACTCGTCCTGCCAGGTGATCTTGCGTCGCACTCCGGCCGGACTACGCCCCATGTTGGGATCGATGAGCCGTTGCGTCACATGAAGCCCAAGCTCGCCCTCGATCCGATCGCACTCGCGCTTGAGCTCCACCGGGTCGCCATCGATCTGGCCCTCGGCCACTTGCCAGAGATCGTCCTTCGGATCGATCTGCACCCACTGGAACATGTGCGGCTTGCGGGGATGCGGATCGAGCAGGAAGACAGTCGGCCAGGTCGGGTTGGCAACGATGTGCGTCACGTGATTGTAGTCGATCACGTCGACTGAGCCGCACTTGACACAGCGGCCCTTCTCGACGACCGAACTCTTCTTGCAGTCGAAGCACCACCAGAGCGTCTGGTCGGTGAAGTCCGGGTGAACGCGGTTGCTGAAGCGGATCGGCTGACCGTAGATCCTGACCTTCACGATCTCCGGACTCCAGGTCTTCATCTGCTGCACGATCCCCGTCTGGTCGATGAATCGATTCTCCGTCGTGAAGAGGTTGATCCACTCTTTCTCGGGATCGGTGCCGGAGGTGGCAGGCTCGTAGATCTGGTCGAAGATCCAGTCCACCGGGATCGCCGGATCGTCGGGCCAGGTCATCGCGAGCACCATGCGTCCGTTGACGCGCATGACCCGCGCCTCGTTCTCGCGCCAGATGGCATACGGCGGCGGCTCGTCGTGCATGATGTAGTGGAACTCGCCGGAGGCGAAGTCCGAGGGATCCTGATCGATCGAGCAGAACTGGATGCTCGACTCGCCGATCACCTCGTCCCAGTTGTCGGGGTTGCGGTAGAGGATCCGCAAGACCCGAAACTTGTCGCTCCAGCTCCTCTCCCACGAGCCGCCCACCAGGCACGCCCGCGGCACCCAGCCCCAGTGGCCCCGCTCGCCGCCCGGTGCATCGATCCCGGTCCACTTGAACCACTGGAGCTTCGGCAGGATCGTGGGGTAGAGAACCGTCGTAAGCGACTCGCAGACGAGCCGGCACTGGATAGGCCCTCTCAGCTTCCGGCTCCAGTCGAGCTCGTCGCGGAGCGACTCGGGGATGACGCCCGTCGCGCAGGCCACCATCTCGGCGAGACAGCCCTCGGTCTTCGAGGAGGCGTTGCCGCCGCCGACGCCGAGGAAGCGCCTCATCGACTGGTGGACCTTCAGGACGCCCTCGGAGGCCGGCTGGTAGTAGAGAAGCGCATTCTCCTTGCGGTCGCGCTGCTGGATCGCCAAGATCCGCCGCGCCACATCCTTGAAGTCGCGATCGGGAAGCTTGTGGAGCATTCGCGGCTGGATCTCCGCCACGGACTTGCTCTTGATCCACTCGTATCCCTGGGGCTTCCTAGACGACATACCAGGACGTCCCATCAGTCGTGACTCTCAGCGTATCCCACCGGCTCGAGAGCGCGTAGGTCGACGAGCCGTCGATCGTGGCACTGCCCGCGCTCACCGTGACGGCATTGGCCGAGGCGTCGATCTTCTTGATGATGTAGTTGGGCCCGACGTTGAGCGATGGATCGGGAAGGCTGATCGTGATTGCCCCGCCGGTCGCGTCGCCGAGGATCACTTGGTCCCAGACCTGCATCGAGTAGTCGGCGGTCTTCGTCTCAAAGCGCGGCGGGCCGATCGCGATGCCACTCGAGTAGCTCCTCCGTATCATCGCCTGAAACGGCATCAGGGGACCACCTCCGCATCGATCGCACGCGGCACGTCGCCCGTCACGTCGAAGTCGATCCCGCGTCGCTTCGCCTCAACGACGAGCGCTTGGACGAGCACGTTGACGTGCTCGCGGGACTGCATGTCGATGATCTCGGTGGGCTCGCCCGAAAGAAGCTGGCGCTTCTCGATCATGATGGAGGCCGCGACGGCCTTGTCGCGGAGATTCGCCTCTTCGAGATCCGCCTCCGAGATGGACTCCAGAATCCTCCGGGCCCGGTCGGAGACGAGGG